TATTTTAGGTAAAAAGCTCGACCTGCATCTGAACTACCATCTGCTACAGTTGTAGTGTGTGTATCAGCGTTAGTAGTAATAGCTTCGGTGCCTATACCAAGAGCTTCACCGATAAGTTCTAAATTTGTGTTGGTGCTTGTTCCCCAAGTACCTGACTCATCACCTGTTGCGATTTCTTTAAGTCTTAAATTATTTACATAAGTTGCCATAATACTTTCCTATAATAAATGATTAATAAAAATTTTAATACTATTAAGCAGCAATTTCTTTCCAATTAGGTGTTTGTGAATCATCTATTTCTTGCCACTTGAATGCATTACCTACTTCGCCTGTAGCTGAAACACCAGTAAGTGTTACTGTAGCTTTAGCATTAAAAGTTAAAGTCCCTACCGTAGCTACTATATTAGGTAAATTATCTGCGTTGAACCTATTATCTGTTTGTGTTGTTGCTGTTCCTAAAGCTGAAGTACCTGCTTGCCCTGTAGGTGTTTGATTAGCTTTAGCTACGGTGGTAACAGAACCAAGTCCACTTGTTGCCTCTAGACCTGAAACAGATGTATTAGCTTCAGCGTCTGTTGAGGCTGTACCTAATGCTGAAGTTGCTGTAAAACCTGAAACTTGTAAAACATTTTTAGATTGTGTGGTTGGTGTGCCTAATGCAGATACACCTGCTAAACCGTTTACACCTATAACACCACCTGCGTCTACCGCTACACCACCATCGGTAGCTGTTACACTTAAACCAGTTAGCGTTACATTAGCTTCAGCGTCGGTAGTTGCGGTTCCTAGTGCGGATGTTGCTGCTGAGGGTGCTGTTAAAGTTACGGATAAACCTTCTCCCCAAGCACCTTCGCCCCATGTGCCTCGACCCCAACCGTTTATAATAGCCATAGTAGGCTAAAATTAAGCGATTCTAATAATAGCTGTTGATGCAGCAGCAGCTGGAAAGACTATAGTAAAGTCACCAGCAGTTGAAGTTTTATCTCCACCAAAGTCTATTGTTGCTACTGACTTATCGCTGTTAGTGTCATTATAGATCATGCAGCCTCTTGCAGTCACTGTGGCAGTCCCAAAAGTTAAATCAGAAAAGTCAGTGAAACCTGTAGTACCAGAACTTGTTGGGGCTACATTAGTTAACGCTGCTCCACCTGAAGTGTAATTAGTACCACTAGATTGTCCAGTAGTTGTAAATGCTGTAGTAGTTGCACCAAGTGTAGCACTTGAAGTATACAACGCTAGTTTAAAAGAGTTACCACCTGATGCAGCAAAGTTATGTGTGCCCTCAAGTAATTCTTTTTTAAAACTAGTTGTTAATGTAGATGTAATTGCCATTTAAAGCTCCTTTAAAATTTTAGCTAAATCTTCATGTCCTTGCGATCTCAGTAAGTTTGCCATTGTGCATCGTTCACTGTTGATTGCCTGCTTTATATGGTAAAGTATTGTCTCATAAATCGCAAGTTTAAATGCCTCTGCTTGTTGTCTAACATGTGGTGCAGCATTTTCACTAATTCCACAGATTCTTTCAGTTAATCTTTCTGCCCACCATTCAGGTGGATGCCCTCTGTTTTGCTCGGTTTCTACAGTAATAGCACCTAAATTACTTTTTATAATATCGTCTAACATTAATACCTTTTTGCCTCTGGTGGTGTATCAATAACTGTTCTAATTTCTGTAATATTCGCTAATTGTTCTTGATGTAACATTTCTTTATATTTTGAATATTTTATTTGGTGATAATTATTTTCATCATCTAAAACCATAATATCTGGATCGTCGAGTCTATGATAACCATAAACTCTTTTTTCTATAGGGCAATCTGTATCTAATAGTCCTGATCTAGCACCAACTTTTACAGTTATACCTCTTTCTATGCATTTAGATAACCAAAACTCACAACATGCACGACCTGCTTCTGCAAAATGTAAATTACCTCTATATGTAAAATCAATACCAAATAAATTTATTGTACCAACTTGATTATATAAAGCATATGCAAAAGCATAGGGCACAGTATTATTTAAGTAAGCACAGTCTGCATCTTGTACAACCTCTTCTAATGGAAATAATACTGCTGAAGGACATCTTTCATCTAATTCGCAAGTATATACAGGGCAATCAGCTACAGGTAGCCACCTACGTAAAATATCAGTCTGTGTACCAGCATCGTCTGTATCCATAAACCTACTTACAGGATCTAACATAAATACTCTATCGCATTTAGTAATAGCCCCCATACAGTTTATACCCCATACTTCATCATAAGTTTTTGAATGTATTAAACTCAAATGAAAGTCTAGTTGACTCTCTCCCATAGCCACAATAGCTATATTTTTACCTTTTAGGTTTCCGTCTCGCATATAAATCTCCTCAAATTTATGTATATTTAGTCTTCTTTCTTCTATTTTTCATCACTGCACCACAACCTCTATGATACCGTGAAATTACTCCACCTTTCTTTTTCTTGACGAATGTTTTTACATTAGTAGGTTTGCCTCCAGGATTACCTGCTGCTCTTTTTCTTCTTACAGCACTTTTTCTTTCAGCTTCTGTCATACGCTTAGCTTTCGATCTAGGTACACATTTAGGGTATTTACGTTTACTACTCCCTTTAGCAGACTTCCTACCACACTTTTGAAATTTACCTTTTTTCTTAGGTGCTCCAATATCAACCCAGTCACCTTTAGGACCTTTACCAAACCAAGCTGTTAAACCACCTTTAGGCTTTGCCACTTTTCTTCTTCCTAGTTCTTCTTATCGCTTCTTTACCTTTTTTAAAAATACTAGCTACTGCAGTTTTACCCATCACTTTAGCTCTTTGTTCTCCTACAGTTAGAATTTTTATTTTTCTTGCAAAAGGTTTGTTGATGTTTTTTACTTTTTTTACTGTATCTATTGCATCTGCTGCTGTAGCGAACTTTATACCAACAGTATCTTTAGGATTTTCGTCCGTGTAAAGCCGTCTACCACTACCTTTTGGTTTTTTCCCTGTGCCTGTTTTTGGGTCTTTTGTTTTTGCCATAGTTAATAATATGATAACGCTGTTCTGTCGACACGCATATCATCTTGATAATCGCTGTCTAATTCTATCAAACCGCCTTGTCTTATTCTCATAAGAGCCATTGTAGTTGAATCACAGTAGTCATCATTTTCTCCAAACGGAAAAGCTGCTAACTCTTCAATGACCTCTTCTGCAAAAGCATCTTCTGTAGCATATACCATACCACTTTCAAACATAGGTGCAATAGAGTTCATTCTTGCAACTTTGTCTTGTCCTCTGCTGGGTGAATAAGCTTGTACAGGTATGCCAATTTTTCTAAGCTCTTGTGTTAGAGGTGTGCCACTTGCTTTTGCCTCAATAAGTACAATATCTGGCTCCCAGTATTTATATTCATCTAAAGCTATATTTTTTAATTGCGGAAAATCTACCCTATGCCTACTAGCGTCTAATAATATAATTGAGTTTTCTGTGCCGTCCTCTGGGTCAAAAATACCCCATGTAGTAATCGCAGAGTAGTCTGCTGTTTCTTTTGCGCTAAATGCTGTGTCGTAGCTTTGTATAATGCAATGACAATCGGGTATTGACTCGCTTTCCCATGTTTGCCACCAATCTCTTTTTACTATTGAGCCGCTTTCAGCAGTTGGGTTTTGCATCCATTGTGCGTTCCATTTGCTTATAGGTAATGACGCTTTAACAGACAAAAGTTCTTCTTTCTTCCAAAACTCACTCCACAGCGGTTCGTCTGAGTCTGGCATTATTGCGGGAAACTCAACGACTTCCCACTGGTCTGCGTGAGTCTCAGATTGTCTTTTCAATAGTCTGCCAGCTAAGTCTTTTGTACTCCATCTGGTCATTACTAAAACTATTGTGCCTCCCGGCTGTAATCTTTGTCTTGGCCCAGATGTGTACCACTCCCATGCTGCATCCATAGCTGTAGGTGACATAGCATCTTGCTCTGAGTGTGGGTCATCAATAATTAGCAAATCAGCACCACGACCTGTTATAGCACCACCAACACCAGAGTAAAAGGCTTCGCCACCGTCATCTGTAGTCCATCTACCGGCTGATTTATTGTCTCCAGATAAGGTTATGTTAGGAAATATAGTTTGATACTCTTCACTGTCAATTATATTACGAACTCTTCTACCAAATCTTACGGCTAATTCAGCCGTGTGAGTGGCTTGTATAATTTTAAGACTAGGATTTAAACCCATCATCCAAGCAGGAAAATAGGTAGAGGCAAACTCTGATTTAGTGTGCCTAGGTGGCAACATGACCATAAGACGCTTACATTTACCCTGTGCAATGCGGTTTAGTTTTTCAGCTAAAACTTTATGGTGTCTGCCCATAATAAAGCCATCCCACTGATGTTTAACAAATTCTAAAAAACTAGATTTACACCTTTCTCGCGAATTTAAGTCTTTCCATTTATCTATTAAAGTTAAAGCTTCTATTTGCTCATCTCTTGACAAGGCATCAAATGATTTAATTTTGTCTAAGTTAATCATTAGGTGGAGAGCCAAGTTGAAGTTTTAAAGGACATCATTGACTCTCCTGACATACTGTATGGAAGAGAGGAGATATGAGAACATCCCAAAACAAGCATGTCTATTAGACTTTACCCCATTCTTTGTCTTCAAACAATGCTGCTTCTGCATTTCTTCTTTTAATTAAACCGTCATTTGGAACACCATTTACTTTGTTCCATCTTTTTATTTGGTTTGGTACATCTTGCCAATCTTTAGCGTTTAATTTTTTAAGCAGTGTGCTGTTAGATAAATTAGTTGGGCCTAAATTAAAAACCCAAGAAACCAAAGCATCAAATTCATTTTGTTTTAAAGGTGCTGTTACCATGTCATTTATGTAACCCTCATACTCATTTAATTCGTGCATTAATAAATCTTCAGCCTCATCTTTAGTTATTGTCATGCCGTCCTGTACAGGACTACCATCTATAAGCTTTAAGCTACCAAACCCTATGGTTGGCTTGTTTGCTGGGCATCTGTAAGAAACAACCATACCGTCTTTCATAGGACACCCCTCAAAGTGTTTTATTAAATTAATACCATTTTTAGATATTTTCATATTTTTACTCTTTGTCGCCTGTGTGAGATGCTCCGAAATAAAACGAAATAATGGCACTTGCAAGTCCTCCTAAATAACCTAACACTAAATTTATTAATGCTTCTGAATTTTGTTCTGGTGGTTGTAGTGTTACTAAAAATATGTAGCCAAGAAATCCAGCTATGGTAAATAAACCTATAATTCTAGCAGTCCAATCTTTACTAAACATGCCTCTAGCATGTTGTTTGTCTTGTGTTTCAAGCTTAAACACATCAACATCAAGCTCTTTCATTTGAACCTCAAACTCTTGTTCAGCTTTTTTTAGTTCTAACATTTGTTCTGGTGTAGCATTTTGAATTGCTTGTTGTATAGATTTTTGGTCATTAGATACGCCCAATACTTCAGCTATTTTACCCATGGCCATATTACCCATCGGCCCGCCCAATGCTGTTCCTATTGTAGGCGCTACCGCACCAACTAAATTTTTCAGTAATGCTTTCATATTAATATGCTCGTTAATACAGCTATACCAATCGCTCCAAGAAAGCCAAATACGCCAAAAGTAGCTGCTTTCATAGTTGAGTTGATATAGGTAATTTCTTGTTTTATGTCAGAAAACTCGTTAAAAGCAGTCTTCCAACGCTCGTGTGATATTGTTTCTAATTTTGTAAGTCTTTCTGCTACATCATTAACTGTCATTTTTTTATTTACCAATTTATTTTCTCGCTCTATTTTTTTTTCTAGTTTGCATTTTTAAGTTCTTCACTGAGTTATTTCTAGGGTTGTTATCTTTGTGTGCTACATCTCTTTTGTCGCCTGTGTATGTTTTACCAAGCTTTTTCATAATAGCCCTAGCTGCATTTCGCATAGCTCTGTCTTTTTTCTGTGCAGATTTGCTATGATAGTTGGCATATTCTTTTTTATAATTTCTAGCCATTTTCTACAGTATATATTTTCAAAGCTTTTGCTTTGCCTTTAACCTTTATTGGTTTTAAAGATTTTAACTTATAATTAACACTTTGTTTAGTTTTTTCTCCAATTAATATATTTACACCTACATCTTTGGTAGCAGATTCTAACCTAGCGGCCGTATTAACTGCATCACCAATAGCTGAATAATCAAACCGCGTTTCACTGCCGACATTAGCTATTACAGCCTCGCCGGTGTTTACGCCCACGCCTATTTCTATTTTATGTGGCAGCTCTTTGTTTAGTTCTTTTATAGCTGCCTGCATTTCAATAGCCGTCTTAACAGCAAGCTCCTCATGGTTTTTTAAATCTAATGGCGCACCAAATATTGCCATTGCAGCGTCACCGATAAATTTGTCTAGCATCCCCGAATTACGCTGTATGCACTCAACCTGTACTGTTAAGGCTTTATTCATTATATCTGTTACTTCTTCAGGCTCTAGCTTTTCTGACAAAGATGTAAAGCCGCGCACATCAGTAAAAAGAAATGTGCAAACACGCCTTTCTCCACCCAGTTTTAAAAGTTCAGGATTGTCTTGTAATCTTTTTACCTGTCTTGGGTCTAAATAATGCTCAAATTGTTTTTTAATTTCTTGTCGTAACTTGTATTGCTCTCTAAATCGTAAATAGAATGCTATCGCTGCTGTAATAAATTGAGATATCAAAGACCATGTAACATCTATCA